TTTCGTACTTCGTAGCAGTGTAACATGGTATTCACCTTTCCTTTCTGTGATTCTATTGTACTATAATTCTAAAAAAATTCAAGGTTTTCAAAAAAAAATTAGACGAATTTTGCATTGAAGGTCATGCGCTAGGCGCGGTGCGCCGTACGAAGAGCATGACGTAACCTTTCGGCCAGCTGCCGAGCTGCCTCTAATTACATTTTCAACACTTTCAACACTTTCAACAGGTTTTCCACAAAAAGTTGCACAAATGGTTTTGTGCATATTGCTACACTTTCAACAATTCAACAAGTTTTCCACAAAGTTATCAACATCAAAATTGACTACAAAATATCGTTCCAAGGATAGATATTCATAGTTTTCAACATTTCAACACTCCCTACTACTACTACTACAACAAGTAAATAATAATATAATAAAAATCGCACGTGTACGTGCGCGATTACGTGCGCGTGCGCGTGCGCTGATAAAAAACTAAAAAACACTCAGCCAAGTATATGTACTTGATAGTTACTTGGCTGAGTGACACCAGAGCTAAAAAACGCCCTTTGCTTTGGACATCTTCTTCTTCATTATTGCTTCTTTATCGGCCAGTTGTTCGGCATACCGTTTGTCAGTTTCCATGTTTCTTTCGATTAGGGATGCAATGGCTTTTTCTTGTCGATACTGCTTGATTCTCCACGCCTTTTCAGGATTTTCAGCTTCCAGCTTTCGCCAATAATATTCTGGAATGGCTTCTCTTTTGCCGTTTGTCAGCTGGATGTATCCAAGTTGCCATAGCCTTTCTTGGTTCTTTTGGAACCATTCGTCTCCGAGTCCTGGCTTTCGGCTCATTATGCAGAATGGCGGTATGAGTCCCATTTTCTTGTACTTGTCTTTGTCGTTTCCGTACAGCTTCTTGGTCACATATCCAGCTACGTAGTTATACGTTTCCGGCGTTGCCTGGGCTATGTCAACCGTCCCTTGTCCCCAGACTTTGACCAGTTTATCACTCGTGTAGTGTCCAAACCTTGACAGCCTGTGAATTGGCTTTAAGTTGTCCGGATACCATCCGTATAGTATCATGTGATAGTGTGGTCTTGAGGTGTTGTCTCCATACTCTCCGGCCAAGAAGTATCTGAGAGGCCCGCTGACGGCCTTTCTAAGCCTTTTCATGAATAACTGGACATCCTCTACGCTTAAGGTTTGCACCGTTCTGGGACGCTCTGAGGCGTCTCTCCATACGTTTACGCCTCCCTTGAAGATTTCCCCTGTTTCTGTGTCCTGTGTTGGTACGTGGTCGTCATCATAGGTTAACGTGATAAACCAGATGCTTTCCTTGTCGTGGCTGTATGCTTCCAGCTCCATTCGTGTTGCCCAGTCTTTGCGCTTGCGTAGTTTGCATCCTGTGCATTGTCCGCATGGTATCATCATTACATCTTTGCGATACATCAGGTCTTCATACTGTATTTTGGTTTCATGAATCTTGTTAAAAGAGGCGAGTGAGTACACTCGCCCACTCGCCTCTCTATCATGAGGTACATAAAACCGGATTAATGGTTTGTTGCATCCCATTTATTTAAGTTTTCCTTTCCAAAATTCGACGTTTTTGCTTCCGATGAAGTCTTTTCCCGGTCTGTATTCGATTTCATCTTTCTTCGGTTTTCTCCCGGCACCTTGGCTGGCGTTTGCAACGCCGCCGTTGCCACCGTTTAGGTTGCTGAGGTCATTGAAGACGTCCTTGAATGCATTAAACGCTTTGTCTGCGCTTGTGTGAGACCAGCTTGTAGCGTCTCCAACCGCTTGTGCCGCGTTGTACCAGTTGCTTTCGCTTTTGCTCCATGTGTTGTTGTGATTCTGGCTTACTCCGAGAGCGCTTGCGTTCGCTGCACTGCTGCTTGCGAGTCCCATGCTTGCCCCACTGATAGTGGCTTGTGCGCCTCCTGGCGTGCTTGCTCCTCCTTGTTGGTATGCTAAGATAGGGTTGATGCCAGCTTTTTTCATGTCTTCTACAGCTCGCTGATAAGCTGTATTGCTCATTTGCTCTTGCCAAGCTCTGTTTTTGGCTGCTTCTGCGCTGTTGTAGGCCATCGCTGCGTTGTTGCTTATCTGGTTATATACACCCTGAGTGATTGCCGCCATGGTGTTATAGCCCATTTGCTCGAACATGCTCCGACGGTTAAACTTCTGCTGGCTTTGCATATTGTTTTGAATTGCCCCTAGCATACTGTTCCAGTCTTGCAGGTTCTGTTCTCGGTTTACGCCGCTGGCGGCGCTGCTGTAGCCGCCTCCCTGGCTTGAGCTTTCGTTGTGCTGACTGCTCCCTCCATTGCTTTCCATTAGGTTTCCACCCAGGAATTTGTTTATGAGTCCTCCGGCGATTGTTGGGAGTAGTTGTTTGCCGATTCCGAGCAGTGCGCTGCCGATTGCTGCTAATGCCATAATAAAATAGCCCGGGGTTTTGCCCCGGGCTTCCCCCTTTCTTAGTGATGGTCTACGAGACCCGGAATGCTGTACATTGGCATCGGTCTTACAGACGTATTGTCTATGACGGTATCCATGATAAACTGAGGTTCGTTGTCTTTGGCCAGAGTTCTCTGAATCTCGGAATCTCCCTCTTTCATCCATGCCTGGCTCAGGCTCGGAGCCTTTTCGTAGTTGTCGCCGTAGTGCCAGCTGTCCAGAGTTCCTTCTGCATTCGACCGGAACTTGCCGCTGATGCGGTTTGGCTTCATTCGGTACTCTGCCCATGCTTCCTGATAACCAAAGGCCTGTTCGTCGGTGTCCGTACCAGTGAGATACAGCTCCTTTTTCAGGATGGCCTGCTCTCCCAGGTTTGCAAAGACCGGATAGTAAAAATCCAGATTTGTTTTGCGGCTCCACATGCGTTCCAAGCCCTGCTGGTAGGTATGGTCATGCCGGATGCAGCACACGCCGATAACATAGCCATGCTCTTCGAAGCTCTTGGTGAACATGTTCCCGTTGTACGGCGTAACACTTATTGCTGCTGCGTTGCCCTGCGGACTATCGGTGGTCGTGCCGCTGGTCTGGATAACCTGACTCATGTTGATAGTAATGCGTGTGCCGCCCAGGTATTCAGGAATTTGTACCGTCTTATCGCTGATTTTGGTATGAAACAGCGAGTAAATCATCTCGCGGTAGCGGCTGCCACCGCGTGCTAACTGCTCGTAGTACTTTTGTACCTGGAAAGCCTGTCTCAGCTGATTGATGGTTGTAGATGTTGCACTTGACAGATCTGCTCTCAGTTGAAGTGGTTCGTACGTTAAGTTTGAGGGTTGCCCAACGATGCTATCCGCTTTGTTTATTTCCGAACGGTTTCCGTTGTATATGGTTAATTCGTCTCCGTCGATTGGTGCTTTATGGCCTGGGTTGCTGTTGTAGTATCCGTATATTTTTGCGGTATTTCCCAGAGGGATTTTTACAGGTTCTCCCGCTTTCTGAGGGGAAGGTAAAGCCGATGTGAAGTAGTCGTGGTACTTATTCACCGGCAGCGGTCTGCCGCCGGTGTATGCGTTTTGTAGGATGTATTCAAGGTCAGGATTTGTTGCGTCCATACCCTTTGTCTCATCGTCAGTGTAGTTGACTGTTTCGTCTGTGGTTTTGTTGATTGCCGGATTGTCCACGTTCTGGTCGCGGAACCACTCTTGCCAAATCATGGCGTATGCTCTGAACGGCAGTGCGTTAACGCTGAAGGTACTGTCAGTTCCTTTGCTCACCTTGGTAGGAATGCCCATGTAGTCCATGATGCTTCCCTCGTACGGTGCCGGCTTGTCGGTTGAGCCAGTTACTTTGACCTGCGGAATGGTATACTCCTGAGTCTGTGCCCACGGCCCGGAGTCGTTTTCGCCCATGAACCGTTTGAAATGTTCCCAGATGATACGGCACGGTACGTTGAAGTAGTAGATATCCATGTGGCAGTTGTCCATAACTGGGAAGATAGGCGTTGTCATACGGATAATTGCGGCTTGGTCGATGCTGAAGGTGTCGCCCGGTAGCACTTCGTCCACATAGAACGGAATGAGCTGTCCAGCATTGAGCGTGAGCTTTACGTCCTGCCGCCTCTTAAAGCGGCTTCGCGTGATGTCCAGTCGCGGCACCTGGTTGAATCCTGCGTCTTTATTTCTGTTCATTCAGCGGCTTCCTCCTTTTTAGGCTCTTCAGGCAGCTCTTCCTGATAAATGCCCAGATTTTTTGCCCAGTCGATAGTTCCGAAGCTTGCCACGAATTTATCGACGTCATTGTCAAACTTGAGCTTGATTTCCTTTGGGATTTCATCCCAGATTTGCTCGGCCCGCAGCATGATGTTCTGGAGCTGCATCAGATTCTCCGGCATCCCGGTTGCGTCTTGGATCCCGTCACCCATGTTCGGCACCAGTCTAGCTGCAATGTCAGGATCAATGGATGCCCGCCTGAGGATGTTTTCCAGTTTGGTCTCTTCTAGGTAGCTGTCGATTTCTGCCTGCTGGTCAATGGTCTGGTCAAGCGTCAGCACCTTTTCGCCCTTTTCGTTGATTTCCCAAAGATACGTCCGTCTGATGGTTTCTCCGGCCTCAGTGGGCTTTGCTGTTGCAGTCTCTCTGAAATTACTTACTGATCGATACGCCATCGAAGATATTCTCCTTTTCGTTTTCAAACAGGCCCGTTTTCTCGTCGAATTTTGCCAGTCGCTCCAGCCGATAGTCGCTTGGAGTCTTGCTCATGATGTTTTGTTCGTCGGTCAGTGCGATTTTGAAATTACGTTCGGCCACTTTGTCGTCACGTTCGGTGAAGATGGCGATATAACCCATCACGCAGTTATCGAAAATTCCGTATACGTTCATGTTTTTCTCCTTATTTGAACCATTCCTTGATAATGTCGATTGCGAAGACGATGAAGACAAAGCCTGCTGCGAGGCATGCCATTGTTACTCCTGCGTATACTGAGCTCACAGACGGATTCCTCCTCTCATTGCGCCGCTGCCAAGGTTAATGGCCTTGGTTTTTCGTGCTGTCTTGTTGTAGATTTTTGCGTCTTTGGATTTGCGGACTTTACTCCTCTTTGCCATGGTTGATGTCCCTCCTGAGTATTTCCATCTCAATTTCGTTTGCTGCCGCCTTCTTGCGAAACACAAGGTCAACGTAATATTTTGCGTCTTCGATTGTTGCGGCCTTTCTGATCATACTGTACACGCCGTCGATTCCCCTGTGGATTTTCGTTAACTCCTGTATAAGGTTCTCGTCGGTCTGGTCTCTTACATTCCATAGTTTTTTCTCCATGTTAAGCCTCCGGTTCGTTCCCTGTTACTGCATGGTAGATTTTGTCCAGCATGGCAAGGATTTTTTGGATGTTTTCAAACAGCGTTTTGATTTCTTGGAGAGTCAGGGCGGTTCACCTCTTTCTTAAAGTTATTTTTGTAAAAATGAATTTGTGAGGAACACTTCTGTGCTGTTTGATTATTTGCGTTATATCATGGGAAGGATAGCTTGTCAAGCTCTTCTTTCTTTTTCAGTAAAATAGATTTCGACAGGTTCTGCTCTGTATAGCGTATATAAGCCCGGGTGTTTTTCTGCATATGCTTTTGTTTTTGCTTTGGCGTCTTTTGGTTCTGCCACAAACTTTTCAATTGTGGTTGTTTTTCCGTTGTCTTCAAGCTTTCGTACTTCGTAGCAGTGTAACATGGTATTCACCTTTCCTTTCTGTGATTCTATTGTACTATAATTCTAAAAAAATTCAAGGTTTTCAAAAAAAAAT